TTTTAATGGATTAGTAACTGGTGTACCATCTTTTATATTAGGTATGAATGCATCAAATCAATTAATTAGATCTGAAATTACTAATGCAATTGATGGAACATTAATTGCCAATTATATTCCTTATGCAAATACTATATCTTCTTTTAGTACTTCTAATATCTATCGTGTTTCTGCAACTGATATAGCAATCGGCCAAATAACTTCTGCTTTTCCAACAGTATTATCAAACATATTGTCTGTTGCAGGATTAACGCAGACAACAAATCTTACTGTAACATCAGGAACATTTTCTAAAATCTTTATGGCAGATAGACGATGGGGATTAAATGGAGCAGTTATTTCAGGAAATAACGGATGTAATTTTTATATGGGAACCATGAATAATAATAGTTCGGGAAATTTTACAGATACATTATATTTAAATTCATGGGGCGATGGTTCAGCAGGTAATGTTAACGCGGTTATGTTTAATAAAACTGGCATTGGTATGCGTATTTATCAAGGAGGAGTTGGTGCCGCTTCTAATTTTACAGTTTATCGAGATGCTCTTATGACAGATGTAAATTCAAGAAATATAACATTAGGACAAGGTTCAGATACAGATGGTATTACATTTGGACCAAATGCAATGTGGTCTTCTCAATCACCATATTTAAGGATTGGTTCAGGAAGGGATCGTTCAGGAACAGGTGTTGCACAAATCATTTCAACTAATGGAAATTTACATTTAGATTGTGCATCGAATAATAAAGCATTATATTTAAATTATTATGTAAATGGTAGAGCAGCTGGTATATATTCTTATACACCATGGACACATACAGGTAGTTTAACAGCAACTGGATATATTGACGTGGCACAGTATATTGAATCAAATGATTGGTATTATATTACATCGGATAAAGGAATGTATTGGCTTAGTTATAGCCGTGGATTTGTACCTGCTGAATCGGTTAACTGTCTTTATGGATCATTTAGCACACATGATACTGCAAGAAATAGCTGGTCAGGATGGGGATTAGGATCAAAAGTAACTTTAATGACAGAAGGCAATACTGTTCTAATTCATGATAATACCCATGGTTGGGTAATATGGGCACCGCCGCAAAATGATCCATGGAATAATCGTCATTTATTCCTTGGAGGCGGTTCCGTTCTATGCTCTCAATATTGGGATCGTTTTATTGTTAATTTTAATGGATCAAATACAAATAATGGATATTTTTATATAAATAAAGGTGGAGGCTATGGTATAATTTCAGATAAGAGAATTAAGAAAAATATTAAACCGATTGATACAGAACAATCTATTGCTTTTATTCGTGGAATTACTCCTTCCTACTTTTGTTTTAAAAATACACCAATTCCACAGCGTGATGCAAATGGCAAGGAAACAGGACAAATGTATGGTGTTGATACTTGCGAACAAAGTGGATTTATCGCTCAAAATGTATTGGCAAGTGCTAGAAGTGCAGGACTTCCAAACTCGACCGTTAGTAATGTATATGATTATGAACAAGAATTATCCTTGCCAGATGAGAAAAGAAAAACACTACTTGGTCTCAGTGATACACCATTTTTAAGTCATTCATATAATGCATTAAAAGGAACAATAAAGAAGCAAGATAGTCAACAAACACAAATAAATGAAATACAATCCAAATGTTCCATGATAGATACTGGCCTAACTACTTTACAAGATACAGTCCGACAAAATGCAGAACTATTACAGCAACTTATTGCTAAATCATAATAAAACTATTATGTTAAATAAAAACTATTAAGAAATGGATAAATTGCATATTTCTTAATAGTATGTTGTATGGGTATTTCATACAATTATAATATATAAAATATATAGAACAATCCATGTCATCGGGTGATTTTACCAATATATCACTCCGAAACATAAGAGCATACAATTCAAATAATACGTATGTTTCAAATAATTCTTTATTATCTATTGACGATAATGGTAAAGGATTGTGGACTCATAATATTAATATCAATACTGCAAAAGCAAGCACTGTAATTAGTAATCGAGTACAAGGGAGTACCATAGAAGGTAGTACAATTAACGCAAATCTGATAAATGTATCAACACTACTGGGAACAAACGTTAGTACAAATATCCTATCTGTTAATTTACAGTATGGAAGTACAATAACAGGAAGTACTATCATTGGCAGAAGAATATTGGGAAGTACCATGAATGCTACCAATTTTGATGCAAATCGTATTACAGGTAATCTCATTATAGGAAGCACCGTTGAAACACATCAATTATGTTTGACTATGTTGAAGTGTAGCACGATTGAATCTAATGAATTTCATACAAGTTCAATGGTTGGTGGCACAATGTTAGGAAGTACCATTATTGGAAGTACCATTCAAACAAACGCGTTAAGTTTAAATACGTTGGTATGTAGCAGTATTCAAACACAAGTATTAGGTGTAACAAGTACATTATCAGGTAATCACATTCAAACAAGTACATTACATATATCAACTATTCTAACAGGTAGTACCATTCAAACAAATACACTGACAGGCAGTACTATTCAGACCAACTTATTAAGTGTCTCCTCTCTAACAGGAAGTACACTTCAATCACGTACATTGATTGGAAGTACTATTATTGGTAGCACCATTATTATGGATGCCTTGGAATGTATTAGCACATTAAAAGTAAGCAAATTACTCGGCAGTACCATTCAGATAAAAAACATTGATGTGAGTACCATTACAGGCAGTACCATTCAAGCTGATAACCTATTTGGATCACTCATGAGTACAAATACATTAACTGTAAATGTTTTAAGTACGAATGGAATGACATGTGATATATTAACAGGAAATGTCATAAATGCAAATGATTCAGCTATTAGTACACTGATTGTCAGTACATTAGTCACAAATTCACTTGATATTATGAGCACGTTAATGGGTAGTACTATTCAAACAATAGCATTACATGCGGGAAATATAACAAATATTGTTCTTCAAACTGAAACACTATCCAGCAATACCATAACATGTGTTACCGTTGGCACAGATGAATTATATGTAAGTTCGTTAATGGGTAGTACTCTTCAAACGAATACGATGTTTGCGAATGAACTACTGGGAAGTACCGTTAGGATGAATAACTTCGATTGTAGTACAATATTTGGATCAACCACTCAAACAAAACTGTTAATGATGAGCACACTAATCGGTAGCACAGCTCGAACAAATCTGTTATCGGTTAGCTCTTTAACAGGTAGTACCATTCAAACAAGACAGTTAAACTTTAGCACATTAACTGGTAGTACCATTCAAACAAGATTACTCAATGTAAGCACGTTATCAGGAAGTACTATCCAAATTAGTCAACTCAATATGAGTACCATCGCTGGAAGTACTATCCAAACAAATGAATTATATATGAGTTCTCTTAGCGGCAGCACTATTCAAACGTATACACTACTAATGAGCTCTCTCATCGGTAGCACCATTCAAACAGATACTTTATCGGTTGCATCTCTCACAGGTAATACCATTCAAACTAATCAGCTGAATATGAGTACTATTGTGGGAAGTACCGTCCAGACCAGTCTATTAAATATGAGTTCTCTTACAGGTAGTACGATTCAGACAAACACTTTAGATGTAAGCTCTCTTACAGGTAGTACTATTCAAACTACAGCTCTATCAGTTAGTTCATTAATAGGCAATACTATTCAGACCAATCTACTCAATATGAGTACTGTCGTTGGAAGTACCATTCAGACCAGTCTATTAAATATGAGCTCTCTAATAGGCAGTACCATTAGAGCAAATACATTATTAGTTAGTTCTATCACAGGTAGTACCATTCAGACGAATCAACTCAATGTCGTGAGTACAATGACAGGTAGCACCATTCAAACCAGACAAATCTATGTTAGCACTATTGCAGGCAGCACCATTCAAACCACTGAATTATATGTTAGCACTATCACAGGTAGTACCATTCAAACCAATATATTGGGTGTATCCTCTTTAACAGGCAGCACCATTCAAACGAATGCTCTATCGATGAGCTCTATCACAGGTAGCACCGTTCAAACAACCCTATTATCAGTCTCGTCTCTATCAGGAAGTACTATTCAAACACCCATCTTATTGACGAGCTCTCTTACAGGTAGTACCATTCAGACAAATCAACTCAATGTATTGAGCACCCTAACTGGCAGTACCATTCGAACAAATACATTGGGCGTGAGCTCACTTACAGGTAGTACTATTCAGGCCAATACGTTATTTGTTAATGCCCTAACAGGTAATACCATTCAAACCAATCTACTCAATATGAGTACTATTGTGGGAAGTACCGTCCAGACCAGTCTATTAAATGTGAGTTCTCTAACAGGAAGCACCATTCAAACAACCTTGTTATCTGTGTCTTCTATCACAGGTAGTACCATTCAGACAAATCAACTCAATGTCATGAGTACTCTAACAGGTAGCACTATTCAAACCAAACAATTCTATGTTAGTACAATCGCAGGCAGCACCATTCAAACCACTGAATTATATGTCAGTACAATTACAGGTAGTACCATTCAAACCGATATATTGGGCGTCTCCTCTTTAACAGGTAGCACCATTCAAACGAATACTCTATCGATGAGCTCTATCACAGGTAGTACCGTTCAAACAACATTGTTATCAGTAAGCTCGCTATCAGGAAGTACTATTCAAACACCCGTCTTATTGACGAGCTCTCTCACTGGCAGTACCATTCAGACGAATCAACTCAATGTATTGAGCACCCTAACTGGCAGTACCATTCAGACAGGTCAACTCAATATGAGTTCGATTGTAGGAAGTACCATCCAAACATCACAATTAAATATGAGTTCTTTAATGGGTAGCACGATTCACACTAATACTTTGACAATGAGTACTATTACAGGAAGTACTATTCAGACAAGTTTATTAGAATACAGTACCTTGACAGGTAGTACAATTCAGACGACCACAATGGATGTGAGTTCTCTAACAGGCAGCACTACTCAGACAAATATGCTAACTGTATCAAGTACACTGGTAGGTAGCACGATTCAGACAAATACACTAAACATGAATGTTCTAACAGGTAGCACGATTCAGACAAATGTGTTAAATGTAAGTTCTCTTACAGGAAGTACCATTCAAACACAGCTACTATCGGTATCTTCCTTAACGGGTAGCACTATGCAAGTAACACAGCTGAATACAAGTACTATTGCAGGAAGTACTATTCAGACAACCATACTATCAGCCTCCTCTTTAACAGGTAGTACAATTCAAACACCTACTCTAATAGTCTCTTCTTTAACGGGTAGTACGATTCAAACATCTACACTATCAGTGAGTTCGTTAACAGGTAGCACGATTCAGACTACTCAATTGAATATGAGTACTATTACAGGAAGTACTATTCAAACTAATCTGTTATCGGTTGCTTTTCTAACAGGAAGTACTATCCAAACAGGTCAATTGAATATGAGTACAATCGCAGGTAGCACCATCCAGGTAGCACAACTTGGCATAAGCACTCTATCAGGAAGCACCATTCAGATAATACAGCTCAATGTAAGTACTATCATAGGAAGCACCATTCAGACGGATGCAATAACGGTGAGAAGTACATTAACAGGTAGTACTATTCAAACGACGCAATTGATTGTAAGCACCCTAACAGGTAGCACCATTCAAACAGGTCTATTACAATATAGTACATTAACTGGTAGTACTATCCAAGTAGCACAGCTTAGCGTAAGCACACTATCAGGAAGCACCATTCAAACACCACAGTTGAATGTGAGTACGCTATCAGGAAGCACCATTCAAACACCCGCACTATTGGTATCTTCTTTAACGGGTAGCACGATTCAAACAACTCAGCTTATTGTAAGTTCATTAATATTAACGGGTAGTACAATTCAGACTACTCAATTGAATGTAAGCACATTAACGGGTAGTACCGTTCAAACAAGCCATCTCAATATGAGTACATTGTTAGGTAGTACGATTCAAGCGAATACGTTATATTCCAGCACGATAACAGGTACAACGATTCAAACCTATAACTTAAATTATAGTACACTAACGGGCAGTACGATTCAAACCACTATTGTCAATACGAGTACTCTGACAGGTAGCACCATTCAAACAAACCACTTACTTGTAAGCACATTGGTAGGCAGCACCCTAACAGGAAGCACGATTCAAACAAATGCATTACGCGTACTAAGTACATTAACAGGAAGCACGATTCAAGCAAGTTTATTAACAGGAAGCACGATTCAAACGAATACCTTGAATGTAAGCTCTTTTAGTGCTAGTTCGATTGTAGGAAGTCAGTTGGATGTAAATAAGATTTTGACAACGGATGGAAGCAAGATGCTTGTTACTTCGGCAACGAATGCATCACAACTTCAATATATTGCGAATTTAGTATCTCAGGCAGGAGGAACAGGACAGTCAAATATATGGGCGTCGACTCAAACATTTTCTGCACCTCCTACATTTAATGTGTTATCAACTATCACTGCACCTGCATTTGCATTAGGTGTAGATGAATCAAATCAGCTGGTTCAGTATAGTTCAGGTGATTCTGTACTGAATTTATTGAATCTTGATAATGTATGGAGTGGAAGTGCTACAAATAATATTAATTATGTGTTTAAAACAATTCGAACTAACTTATCGTATACAGCGGCATCTTTTACAACTGCATCAATTGTAGGAGGTAGTTATACTACACCTGGTACTATTTCTGGACCAGTCTCTTCTGCCTATACGATTCAGAACTCAGGCCAATCAAGAGCCGTCATGAGAGTAAATGGATTTGCTCCTGCCAATTCAACCACTCCTTATTCATTTAGTATTACTATAAGATGTACTATTGCGGCGACACTTTCTGTGGAGCAAAATGGTATAATGCGTTCTTATTCAACATATAATATAACGACTGGATATACAACTATTAATGGAGCATTTACTGCGGATGGTTCAGCAAATTCGGTTGTATTTATTATTAACACGGGTAGCACAGCTGCATGGTCTGCTTTATGGACCGCATTTCAGTTGTTTTCCAGATCTGGATCAACAAATGGTGATATAACTATGCATAATAATGTGGGTATTGGTGTAGCAAGTTCGCAAGCACAATTACAAGTCTTTAATGGAAGTACCAGTTATACCGCATCACCAACAGTATCTATTTCAGATGGTGTCGCGGATAATGGAGGAATATATGGTATGATAAATCTAACACGTCCTGGTGCAGTTGCAGATGGAAAGTCACATCTTGCATTTATTCGTAATGGTCATACTGTATTTGGTATGGGATATGAAGCAAATTCTAATACATTTTCATTATGTCCCTCTTTTACCGATACAGCATTTGCTACAAAAAGAGGAATCAATATAACCTCGAGTGGAAATGTTGGCATTGGAGTGTCTCCATCTTATATGTTACATGTAGAAGGAACGGCGACGTCAGTCGTATCCTATACTAGAAATCTTCAATCATCTGGCTTTGTAGCATCCTATTGGGGAACAGATCAAACAAATGTTGGTGTTATTTTTAAGAATGGTACAACTCGTTCCGATGATGGTGGTGTAAATACGATGACAATTCGAAATGATGGTGGAGATTTAAGACTTCAAAATAATAGTACCGCATCAGCAACACTATCAGGTGGTCTTACAACAATTACAGGCGATATTAGAAAATCAGGTTCAACAGCTGGAAATTATAGCACTTGGACTGGTGGAAATAGTACAAATTCCCCTTTTCATGAATATTTTGTAAATGGGCTTCGTCGTATGTATGTTGGTTTTGCAAATACAAATGATACTTATATTATAGCTGAGGAGAGCGCACGACTTAATTTAGGTACACAAGGAACAACAAGATTAACAATTAATACAACAGGTGATGTAAATATTACTAATGCTCTGACACTTCCTAATCAACCTTTTTGTATTATTGGAGGTGTGGCTGGTACAAGTGTTGCATATTCAGTATTTATGCTTATTGGATCGGAAAATAGGCTTTTTGCTTATACATCGGCTGGACTTAATAATGATACTTTAAGTGGGTGGTCGTCGCAGGCCGGCCACTTCTGGTTCACAAGGACAGGACGATGGCAGGTAAATTGGCAATTTTACTGGAATAGTTTTACAGCAGGGTCTCGTGTTGTTATTAGTATACGTAAACCGTTTGGATCTCCTCCTGAACAAAGATATTGTGCGGTGAATGCTTCTGGATTTAGTGGTGATACCATGCAATCTTATAGTTCTATCTTCTATGTAAATTCAGGTGATTATATGGAGACTACGTTTGAAAATGGCAGTGGAACATTGTTTTTTGGTGGTATTAAGCACACTCATTTAACAGTTCAATTTCTCGGATAGAGTAGAATGGATATAGTAGAACAGGTATCTACACTGTATATGTATGTTCCGACAGAGCCTGTTATTGATTCACCTCATGTAGAATGTGTTGATACGAAGCAGCAGGAAATAGACGAATTGTGTAAGAAATACAATGCATTAGAGAAACAATTATCTGAATATAAAATAATTGTTGAAGAGCGATTTAGAAATATTGAATTAATATTGGAATCTCTTAAGAAATAAATTAATTTTAATACCCTTATAGTGCAATATTAATAAAAAGCGTATAAATATATAATCAAAAATCATGATAGAACATAGATAGTATGTATTCCGCTGCATATCAGGCAGTCATTCCGAAGACAGTGTATGCTCCAAAAATAGATAAAAAGACGATTTACCAGGAAATAGAGGAATTGCGTGAGACAGTCCAACAGCAAATGGATATCATACAACAATTAGTAGCGGAAATGAAAGAATTAAAGAATAAAATAAATATATAAGCTAATTACATTGAAAATCAATATATTATAAAAATATGATAGAGTATGTATCATATTTTTATAGAAATAGTATACTATCTAAAAGAAATCGTGCGAATACAAATCAATACGTAAATATCCGGACCAATCAACAGGATGCCAGCAGGTGGAGGATTATTACAACTTGTTGCGACGGGAAAGCAAGATTTATTTTTAACAGGAAATCCTCAAATTAGCTTTTTTAAGATGGTATATCGTCGTCATACTCAATTTGCAGTGGAATCGCAGCCTATGTATTTTGACGGAACACCCAATTTTGGTCAACGTCTGACATGTCTCATTCCGAGACGTGGCGACCTGTTGGGAAGAGTGTATTTGGATGTTACTTTGCCTCAAATAAGAGATACATCTGGAAATGTATTGTCCTATACCAATTCGATAGGTCATGCCATGATTCAGGAGATTACATTTGAGGTGGGAGAACAGGAGATTGATAAACAGACCGGTGAATGGATGGAAGTATGGACGCAATTGACAACTCCTGCAGGACAACGAGATGCATTGAACGAAATGATTGGACGAATTGAACCGTTTAATCCTCCTAATATTATTCCAGGAGCACAGTCGGAAGGAATACGACTATTGATTCCGCTCCAATTCTATTTTTGTAATAATCCTGGTTTGTATATTCCTCTTATTGCTTTACAATATAGCCCCATTCGTATTAATATTACATTGAGACCGCTTCAGCAATTGTTTTGGATACCTCCTCCGAACGATCAATCAAACTGGATGCCAGCTTGTTCTACAAGGGTTGATTGCACTTCACAGATTGTGAACATGATGTTGTGGGGCGACTATGTCTTCTTGGACGTGGAAGAGCGTCGTCTCTTTGTAAGTGCCTCTCATGAATATATTATCGAACAAGTGCAATATACACCACCCTATTCATTAACCGCTCAGCAAAATACGGCGACAATTTCTGTCGAATTTAATCACCCCATGAAGGAATTTATTTTTATGGCACAACGTGATGCGATGATGAATCGCAATGAATGGTTTAATTATAGTAATTTGGCGATTGATGAGCCAACACCTGCATTGGTGGTACCGTATCTAAATTCCAATGCACCAGCGGGTCGTATGGATTTAATCTCTACTGCAAAACTACAATTGGATGGATATGATCGATTTATGGCGAGGAGTGCACAATATTTTCGCTTAGAACAGCCCTACGATCATCACACGACCACTCCGGTCAACTCGTTTATTTATAATTATTCGTTTGCTCTACGCCCTGAGGACGTCCAACCTACAGGAACAATGAATGCCAGTCGACTTGACAGTATTGTATGGCAGATTCAAATGAATCCAGTGCTAAGTAATCCACTTATGCCAGCGTATGAACAGCGAGGAAATTGTCGTATTGTTGTGTACGGGCACAATTATAATGTATTTCGTGTAATTAATGGTTTTGGTGGACTATTATTTACTGTATAAAAAGCGAGTGTCATCGAAGGCCAAAAAAGTCAATGTAGACAGTAATGGGAACGACTGTCTCCAATCTTAAATTTTGGTTAGAGAAACTCGAACTATTTGGCAATAAAGAAGAGGAAAAAGGTGACAGTATTTATTTATCCTATAAGGTATTCTTGGGATTAACCATTTTAGGTGGATTTTTTGCACTCGACCATTTATATTTACGGTCTCCTCTCACTTTTCTAGCAAAACTGGCAATAAACATTTTATTTTTTGGAGTATGGTACATTTATGATATGTCTCATGCACTATTTAATAGCGATGTCGTCAAATTATATGGATTAGGTGTTCCCATTCTCGGACCAAAGGGAATTGCAGCGGGTGTCTTATCAAAAGAAGAGCCAAGTAAATTACATTGGAATTTCTTTGTGTATGCATTGTGTCTGATGATGGGTGGAGCTTTTGGATTAGATTCCTTTCTTGTGGGAGATAACCAAACAGGTGCAATTCGTGTTATCTTGTTGATTAGTATGATTGGTATGCCAATTGCAATTGGATGGTGGATATATCATTTATTTTTATTTTTTACAGATACAGAAAGTGTTATCAATAACAATGGCGACTTTTTTGGAAAGGAAGGAGGAAGTTTCAAGTCTCGTCTTTTTGCATTAATTCCCAAATTTGTACTGAACATCATTGAGATGTTTATTAGCCCATTAACAGGGTTAGTACAGGCTGCAACGGCTCCTGTTACAGCAGCCGTTGTAACAGTTGGTAAAACGGCAGATGCGGCAAAGGCTGCGGCACAAGAAATACCTGCGTTAGCCGATAATATTAAGGGAATTGTAACGGCAGCAAGTTCAATTGGCAGTATTACACCCTTAACAGCAACTGCAACACAGGGTGCTTTACAGGCATCTTCTAATATGCAGCGAGCACAATCAGGTGGCGAAGCACAATTTGGAAGCGAAGCACAATTTGGAAGCGAAGCACAATTTGGAAGCAACTTAAACGCGTTGCCTTATACATTATTAGGAACAGTTGCCATTATTTCGGTAGCTGGGTTATTATTAACGTATTTTCGATCCAAACGCAATGTCCCAGAAGAAGATGATGCCCCTCCCGAGCCAGGAGTTTTTCGAAAGCCTCATCAAGAAAAATCCAGAAGTACCGCATGAGCCGATCGTGATTGTGAAATTTTCGGCTAGTTGGTGCGGCCCTTGTAAGCGAATTGATATGAATTTTCTACTTAGTCTAAGTGATAAAATTACATGGTACGAATGCGACTTGGATGAAAATGATTATACGCCAGGTTATTGTGGAGTCAAGTCGATTCCAGCCTTTCTAGCGATTGTTAATGGCAAATGTCAGCCTATTCTACAGAGTTCTGATACGATGAAGGTTGCTGAATGGATGAAGAGTGGTTTTAAACAGTAAATTACATGAAATGCCATATAAGATAATAAATAATTATCTTATATGATATATACGTTATAAAACGTTTTATAACGTTATACAACTATTTGAAGAAATAACAGATATAATGACCGAGTTGTTTGTATTGAGTACAATAATGAGGAAGGTAGTGGGCCAGTTTCGAGGTAGAAGAAAAGAGGAAGGAGGAAGGAACGGGCTTTCTCTTATTTTTTCGGAGTTCAGAAAGAAAGAAATCTGCAAATGCACCTGCATTGGATTGTCGTTCAGGATGCCACATGACTCCATAAATTGGATAGTATGGGCTTTCTATGGCTGCAACATATTCTTGCCCTTTGCTATCCATACTGGTTGCTAAAATATTATAAAATTGTGACAGATAGGGTTTCTTCATAAAATCGTCCAATGAAATAGCATAATCATGATGCTGTAGAGTGGACGGTTCTTTCTCTAAAAATCGAAGATATCGTGGCGAAAAGGAACGAAACATTCGCGATGCTCGTCCTTTTTCTGTCAGTGTAATGGGATAGAGTCCATCCGCTGGATAGCGTTTTAACTTAGTAAATCCTCCAATGACAAATAGCAACGTTTCAAATCCAAAACATGTCCCCCATATTGGAAAATAGACACGAGGCTGCAAAGAAAGTTCAATAAATCGTGTAACAGAATTCATAAATGATGGATTGTTAACAATAAATCCTGTTTCTCCTCCAGGAATGAGAAGCCCATGCACCATATTAAAATACATCTCATGTTCGGTTGTATCATAGGGAATAAGCACAACTTGTATACCACGCTGAATAAACCAATCGACATATGTTTTCATAACATGGGACGAACCATGCTTAACTTTTTTCTGATGGGGAATGGTAATAATACCCACACAAATTGGCCTTTGTTTTACCTTTTTTGTTCGCCGTATTGTACTCATATACTATTATATAAAATGTATTAATTTGCAAATAGTAGTCTTCCGCGACCTTCTTTCACTTCATATACATTCCATCCTTCGGTAAAGACGCGGCATTCTGATTTGCGTTGAGCCAACATTAGATTCATATTCACATTTGCTAATTCGACATAAAAGGTAGGTCTATCTGCTGTTGTAAAATTAATGGTTCCTTCTGGGACACGAGCAGTAGGATAAATCGTGCCATATGTATCGCCGCGGGACCATTTCATGGAACCGATTTCTTTTCCACATGCTTTCTCATCTTTTGCAAGCTGAACGATTTGTTGCCATAAAAAGGGTTCATGCAATGCTTCACGGTCTCTTCCAGCAATAATCAGTTTAATACGATAATAAAAAGAACCATATGGTATTGTATAAGGTTGAGTATCAGTAGGAGGATGAGTATCAAAGTAATTGTTGCTAAAATTGTCTAATTGGTTATTATCAAGTGAATTTTGAGTACGAAAGAACCAAAACATACGTTCAGTGGGATGCCGCCCATCAAGGCGTCGTGTGACTGCAGCAGTACCGCCTTTATCCAACGGAATATAATCCAATTCTCCAAATGTAAAATTATTTTCAAACTGTCGGCGAAAAGGAATTTGAATGGCAGTAGATCGAAGTGCTTCTTGGACGGCTGGGGGTACATAACGCTGAATAGTGGATAATAAAATAGTGGGCTGTCCTATTTGATTACGTGAAAGAGGTGCAAAAGAATAAGTAGAACTATCTGGAAAAGAATAGGTAAATGAAGGAACATTCCATGGGGCAGGTTTAAAAATAGTAGAATCGCTACATACTACCAAATCTTCGAGATTACGAAGAGTACATTTAATACGAAATCGTTGCCATGCCATAGCGACCAATGGAAATCCGCCATCATCAGGGCATTGCATACCAGGTAAAGGAAGACAAATACGAAGATGACCTGGTGTTGCACGAAGTTGTATACCACGTGTAGTAGGTACATTCGTTTCAAGATTGACAGTATCTTGTAGGCCGCCGACAGTTTGTGCGAGAAAGCTTGAATTCCACGAACCTTCTGTCATTTGTTTTGCCAAGAGACCATCGCCGCTCCATTCTTGTATTAAAAACTGATCCTGATAGAATTGAATACGTTCAAATAGAAAATAGCCAACATGATTCACATATCCATAAGATAGACCAGCAATATCATTTGTAGTAATAGGATAGAGACCATTTACTGTAGATGGACTACATGATTGACCGTTTGGAAGAAGAGGGAGAGAAGGAAACCATGTTGGCAAATCAATTTCAAGAGCACATTCCGTTAATATATCGCCATAAGGGTCAATCTCTACTTCAAAGGTTTGTCCGAAAAATGTTCCATTGATAGGGACTTCGGTTCTGCGTTCCGCTAAATGATGAACGGAGGATTGATATCGAGCATCATAAGGAAAGGCACTTTCTTTTGCATCTTTTACAAAATAGGTATCTTTGACTCCACGAGCAACCAATTCAAAGAGAGCACCTTGTCCGCTGGATTGATTAATGGTTGTCATTCTATCTTATAGAAATGATTCTAATGATATTTTATACTCTTATTTTTAGTATAAAATAGTATAAAATAGTAAGGAAAGGACTCTAATATAATAGATACCGTACGATAGATGTAACAATACCTGATAGTAATGAAATGCCTAATGCCATAGGTAGATTAAAACGATAAATAAGAATAATAAACACAATAATGGATGATAATAAAGCCAATAGAATAGCAGATAAACCCTCACCAATTGTTGTTTGTGTAATTATCTTTCTCTTATTCATTTTAGCAAGAATGAGACGAGAGAGCCATGCTGTAATAAAGGAAGCAGCTACCATAACAGTAAGAATACTCGACCAATCTAACTGGTAGACAATTGCGGCAATGTATACCGCTGCTACATTACATGCTGATATAATTGAAATTTCAAGAAGAATCGCAGTGCTATCTAACATGATATATATTAGTATTAGAAAATTTGATATACGACAAAGTTTAAGATAAAGTTATCCACAATGGCAAATCTTGTTATTGTAGAGTCGCCTGCAAAATGTCAGAAAATCCAAGGATTTCTGGGTGCGGGATGGCGTGTCGTAGCAAGTATGGGACATATTCGATCTTTAAAGCAGGAATTAGCTGCTATTGGTATAGACAACCATTTTGAACCTGTATATGAATCAATAAAGACAAAATCAAAGGCAATCGCCCAAATCAAAGAGGCGGCAAAGGGTGCCACTCATATTTACTTAGCAGCGGATGATGATCGAGAGGGAGAAAGTATTGCATATGCTGTTTGTTTATTACTCAAGCTTAATCCAAAGACAGCACTTCGGGCGGTCTTTCATGAAATTACAGAGAAAGCAGTGAAGAAAGCCATTGCAGAGCCGAGGCGACTTGATATGAATCGTGTTTACGCTCAACAATCACGTGCCATGTTGGATATGATGTTAGGATTTACACTAAGTCCTCTCTTATGGCGATATATTGCCCCTGCACTATCTGCAGGGCGGTGTCAAACTCCAGCATTGCGATTGGTGGCAGAACGAGAAGAACAAATTCGCACGTTTACTGCTACCTCCAGTTGGCATTTACGCGGGACATGGTCTACGCAAGGTGTGATAAATGGATTTACCTTTGATGCTGACATGGAGGATGACCTGGAAGATGATGAATCTGCTATCAATTACATGGATTCTATCCATCAAACACCAAATGGAACAATTCTATCCAATCAGATGAAGCCGTGGACGGAATCTGCACCCTTGCCTCTTATTACAAGTACACTTCAACAACAAGCCTCTGCAATGTTTTCTATGAATCCTAAGCAAACAATGTCAGTGGCACAGAAATTATATGAAGGGGGTCATATTACATATATGAGAACAGACCATGCAGTCTTGTCAGAAGAGGCAAAGAATGATGCGATTATGTGGGTAAAAGAAAATTATGGAGAGGCATTCATTCAATCAGAAATTGAGGTAAAAAGAAAGCCAAAAGTTGCAAAAGTAGAAAAGGTAGAAAAAATAGAAGAAGCACATGAAGCCATTAGACCTACTCATATGGAGGTAGTTGAATTGACAGATAATTGGACGGCATATGACAAAAAAGTGTATCATTTGATTTGGCAGCGGGCGATTCAATCGGTTATGTCATCCGTGCAAGGAGAAACAACTCGCATCCAACTTCAAATTGAGGGTGATACTGATTTTACATGGGCGGCCCAATGGAAACGAATTGTATTTGAGGGGTGGCGGCGTGCAGGAAAAGTAGTAGATTTGGAGGAAGAAGACGCTGAATCGCTAACAAAAGACGCTGAATCGCTAACGAAAGACGCTGAATCGCTAACAAAAGACGCTATATGGGAGAAAGCAGTTGCTCTACAAAGGGGCGACCGTGTATCATGGCAAACAATGAATGCATTGCCAAAAGAAACCAAAGCACAAGGACGTTATACCGAGGCAACACTTATTCGTGAACTGGAGAGACATGGAATTGGCCGCCCTTCTACATTTGCCTCACTACTCTCTGCGATTCAAGATAGACAATATGTAGAGAGTACAACCATTCCAGCAAGAGAAATAAGCATTGTTGAATATAGTTTGGTACCGAAACAATGGCCTGCCACAAAGAAGGTACTCAAAAAGAAGGTGGCAGCAGAGAAGAATAAATTAGTTCCAACAGCATTAGGACAATCGGTATTAACATTCTTACTACAGCATTTTACAGATTTATTTGAATATGATATGACATCGCATATGGAGAAACGTTTAGATCGTATAGGAGAGGGAGTGGAATTATGGAAGGATGTATTACATGATACATGGAATTCATATAAAGAGCGTTATGAGACATTAACATCTGGTGCAGCTCAAAAGAGTGAAGAACGACCAAATGCAAAAGTGCGTTCTTTTGCAAATGGGCTCAAGGCAGTCCAATCGAAGAAGGGGCCGCTTCTCCTGATAGAAAATGGAAAGGATACAGAATTTATCGGTTGGCCTGCAGGTATATCATTTGAAGAAATAACAGAAGAGCGGGCACGGCAATTTCAAGAAGAGGAGAAAGAGAAGAAGAAAGGAAATGAAATAGGGAAATGGAGGGATGAAATCATTGTTAAAAAATCAGGAAAATTTGGTGCGTATCTTCAATGTGGGGCAATTTCTATCCCATTTGAAGAGGAACCATTAGAGAAAACAATTGAACGTTTGGAGGCGAAAAAGAATGGGGAAAATGGAATTGTCAAATCATTTAAACAATATGTGATTCGCACAGGTCCATATGGACCATATATCATGAAAACATCATTAAAAAAGGCCCAATTTGTATCATTGCCAAAGGGAATTGATGTATCTGCATTATCTGAAAAAGAGGTAGAGGGATTATATCAGTTGGGATTAAATGCAAAAAAGAAATGGAAGAAAGTACAAGATGCAACAAATGGGCTAAATAAAAATGGTTCTGTAGTAGATAGATGACTGAAGAAGGAGTCCATGTGATAAATGGTTCGGATCAAGGGCCTAATCGGTCTCGTTCTCCTTCGCCAACACGTGGAAAGGAGGATGGAAAACCTCGACGATTTTTAAATGGATGGACGAAAGAACAAGAACGATTAATGGCAGAATGGAGTGATATTGCTCTATGTTATCGTTGGCTTCATGATCGTTCAGAAAAGCATTTTCATACAAAAACAATTTGGATCAATTTGCCAGTTATTATTTTATCAACATTGGGAGGAACAGCTAATTTTGGAATTCAATCTATTTTTAGTACGGATTCGTCAAAACAGGTAGCAAGTTTTGCAATTGGTGGTATTTCATTAATTGCTGGATTATTAACAACAATTGGGAACTATTTACGGTATGCACAGTTGGAGGAGTCGAATCGTGTTGCATCGATTGCATGGGGTAAATTTCAGCGATTAATTGCTGTAGAGATTGCATTACATCCAAACGAGCGAATCGATTCGCTTGATTTTTTAAAGATTTGTCGTGCCGATTTAGATCGTTTGATTGAGCAATCGCCACCCATTCCAGAAGAGGCTATTTTATTATTTGAACAACAATTTGGACATATTAAGGAACTCAAGAAGCCTGATATTTGTGGAGCACTGGAGCATACTCATATTTTTGAAAGTTCTGAAGAGCGTTTGAAACAAGTTGCAGTAGATGCCGCGTTATTATTAAGACATAAGAAGAATACGTTAAATGAATTATTGTCTCCACAGATTAAGGAACGTATTAAGGACCAGGTAGAATCTCGCCTACAAGAAGCATTACTGGAACAAAAGAAGAAAATTTTGGAAGAGCTAGAGGAGGAGCGAGCAACCGTACAAAAATCGAAGGAAGATTTTGATAAAATAATGGAAAGTCGTCAGAAAAAAATCCAAGATGAAATTGAAATGGAAAAGAATAAATTAACGAAGGGAGTAGACAAAGTAGAAAGGACGATTAAAAAATTACCATTTGAAAATCGTCTCTATTTTTCACGAAGTCATTCAATCTCAGAGCCAAAAATAAAAGAGACGGCACCAAAAGTATCACCATTACTAAAAGCAGAAATTATACCAGAAACCGCACCAACATTTGAATTAAATACAGCAGAAAATACAATCGTAATTCCACAAAATAATCCTGTCTTTGAAGATGTAGAAATTCAAATTGATACAGATGATGTAAACGTCCATCATAAAAATTGAAAGCCAATAAAGATATAAAATAAGATGCCTATTCTATCACTATGCGTGTCTCAAAGGAGACTGTGATTCAATTGCTTCAGCAAGCTATCCATATTGAGGCGTCATGGGATAAGACAACTATTAGAAGTATCCATTTTGCGATGCTAATGAAACGTGGGAAAGTATTGGATGCAGCGTGCAATGCGATTGGTTCGCGGACGAGAGGCTGTGGATATACGAATCGCACCATTCATGCAGAGCGGGCAGTTCTTAAAAAATTGGGGGACCATACCAAATTGGATGGTGCCATTATGGTCGTTGTTAGGATTTCAAGAGGAACAAAAGAGCTTATGAATTCAGAACCGTGCGAAACGTGTCGACCGCACTTAGAAAAATGTATGAAAGAGCATGGCCTGAAGTGCGTCTATTATTCTTGATATACAGCCTTTCTTCCACGCTGCAAAATGAAATATTATTTATTTTTATTGATGCGTTTAAAAATGTTTTAAAAGTTCTACGGAGTAAGTGGAGGGAAACCTCTCTACAGGTTGAGTGGCGCAATAGGTAGCGCGTGTGACTGTTAATCACAAGGTCAGTGGTTCGATCCCACTCTCGACCGTTATGTTTCTTAGAATAATAATATTTATTGTAAGAAACAATTATTGAAAGATGGCTGCCATTTTCTCTTGTTCGATTGCTGTATAATCCGATAACCATGATTTAGAATTTATATACCGCTCATCACCATTTTCATAATATAAAGACATCTTTGTGTTTAAAGAGAAGAAAACGAAACAACATATTGTTTAGATGGAGAAAATATGTGCGATTTGTGCGAAAGACCCCACGGCACACTCCTTTAAAAAAATAGCCGACAAAAATGGTATAGTTACATTCTATACAAAACCATCTACAGCAACACAGTACACAGATGCTGAAAATACATTAAAGCATATTGATAATTATCTACAGTCAATCGGTCAGAAAAAATGGACGTGGTTATTTGATAGTGATGGATTTGATGCGAAGCATGCAATGGAATTAGGAATGGCACGCAGTATTTTGGATTTGATTCAGAACAAATATAATAATCAATTACACCAAATCATATTTATCAATAACAGTTGGCATATTAAGGCGGTTATTAAGGCAGGCTCTATTGCATTGAATGATAGCATGCAGTCAAAAATTAAAATGTTAGACGACCGTGTTTATAGTGTTCTTGAATTTCTGTGATTCAATAAATACATTTACCATATTGCATGCACAATGTTTTATATAATCAGATGCAAGTGAGCCAAATACATAAGAATACTTTCCAGCAGCTAATACAATGACATAGCCACCTCTTGCAACTTGAAAGGGTCTTGATAGTGTATTTAAAAAGTTGTAAGGTCCTCTTGTTGATTGTGGATTGTACCATTCTGGTAGAAGATAATCACTGAGATAAACGGTCACACCGCCCACCGTAACAGGGACAATATTACCCTGGACGGGGTCCACTACTTCAGCAGGGACTAAACTTTGATTGGGACGCTGCCACCATATATTTAACATGGGATTAATAATCATTTCATAGATTTCATGGCAAAATGCTTGTGCAACTGTTGGAACAGATGTGGTTGCACCTTTTAGGATTGCACCTTTAAATGTTAAAATAGTTTTGACAAACACTTTAGAAATAGCTATATTATTAGACGCAGTATGGTATGCAGCTGCCCCAGGTTCATCCGTAGTATCAAGAAATATGCAATACATGCCTGTTGAACCAGGTCTTATATTTTTGGGTGCTGCAGCACATCTATATAATGGAGTACGCCATGTTGTACAAAATCTTGGTAATACTGTATTAATCGCATTAATCATAATAAACATATCACTATCTTTTAATAGTGTACTCGAATTGAAGCAGGAAATTGTTGTCATTCTATTAATCATTATTAAAATAATGCTCTTCTTACTTTTGGTTTTTTTGGTTTTTTTGTATTATTGTTATTATTATTATTATTGTTATTGTTATTATTGTTATTATTGTTATTGTTATTATTGTTATTGTTATTATTGTTATTGTTATTATTTTTTCTACTCATACTAAATCGAGAGGATGGATTTACTTTAGTGGGTGCATTAGATGCTTTTGTATGCATAGTGGTACGCAACAGTTGTAGTTTAGGAAAAGCATGACGACATACTCCAACTTCGGAATGAAATGGTGTAATTTCATAACTGGGTATAATTGCAGTTTGTCTTTCCATATAATAACCGTCTATTTTGCCTGCATAAATAGGGTGTAAACGTCCAATGGCATCAAGCACTGCACGGTCCTGTAAGACGGTTTCATCATTTGATTTCCTATATACAATATCATTTATAATAGGAAATGCGATATCTAATGCGTTAACATCATCCTCTGAAAATAAGGTAGCCAAGTATTGTCGTGTAGGTAAATCCATAATATCCAGTAGAAGAAGTTCATCTGCTTTCCATTCTTTGGTATAGGTTGTACCTTTTTGTCGATAGGGACTTACTTCAGCATCAGACATGGTAAAAAACTGATGTTGTTGTTGTACGAGTGGATTATTTTTTCGCTTAAGTGTTCGATAATGTTTATTGGCAGTACGTGCAACACGATTGCGATTCATTCGCTTTAGCCCGCGAAGCGGGCTATTTTGATTGAGATCTCCTTTCGTAGGGTCGGCACGATAAAGATTACCGTCGTACCGAATGGTTTTTAGTTCTGCGGCGGCCATGCTTCTAATCGTGCGAAGATAATTTTGGAGACGTGTGTCAAAATAAGAGCTTAAAGGTGCTTCGATTGTAATAGGTGTGGGGAAACTCACATGTACGAGCATGGCGGAATCGAATACGCACGTCCCTTAAGAGGACGCGGAGAAATCCATGTGGGTTCAAGTCCCACTGCTCGTAAGTACTTTTTTTGAAATCTACTACGATTTGAAAAAAAGTATTTTCACAAAATTTGAAACCGTACCTGAATCTTCAAGATTATCATAATGGGATATATTTATCAAATTAAAAACATCATAACAGGCAAGTGTTATATCGGCCAAACAACAAAATTGCCAGAGACTCGTTGGAAAAAACATATTAATTCGCTAACAAAGAAAGGCGGATGCCCCGCATTGAAAGACGCTATTACAAAATATGGAATAGATTCATTTACCTTTCGAGTACTTATTATTTGTTTTGACGATGCAGTCCATCTTATCGAAAAGGAATACATTGAGAAGTATCATGCACAAGTACCTAACGGCTATAATATTCTACCAGGCGGTCAACTGGGCGGAGGATTTCTAGGAAAAACTCATTCAACAGAAGCAATTGATAAAATTAAGAATTCTCTAAAGAAATTTAATGAAGCTCATCCGAATCATTTTGAAACCTATCGAGAAAAGCTCAAAGAATCGATGAAGAAAGTAGATTTATCTGCATGTATAAAGAAATCTGAAAAATTTCAAAAAGCAATCAAAGAAGGAAGAGTAGGAACACAAGGTCCTACATCCGAAGAGAAAAAACAGAAAATTAGAGAGGGAGTTTTGAAATATTATCAAACTGGAGGAACAAGCACATGTGTCAATATTGAAAAACATAGAGAAGTAATGACAAAAGCACGAGGAAAACCAGTAGCACAATATACAGTAGAGAATGTATTTGTTAAAGATTATCCATCTATCAAGAATGCTGGTAGAACATCAGGAATATCTTCAAAATGTATACAGCACGCCCTAAAAATATTTGGTAGAAAAGCAGGAGGATTCCTGTGGAAATACATAACCGATTAATCGAGCTTAAAGCCCCCTTCAGATGATACGGTGTGGAGAAATCCACAACGGTGGCGTGCTCCAGTGGTTTACGAGAACGGATTACTAATCCGTCGGGCTATGCCTTCGCAGGTTCGAATCCTGCCGCCATCATCGCTATCTGGAAAGGTGTTATCCTTTCCACTAGCCTCCTTAGCTCAATTGGTAGAGCAATCCCTTTGTAAGGGATAGGCCATGTGTTCGATTCACATAGGTGGCATAATTATGTTGATAGGATATCATCCCCTCTGCATAGTTATGTGCGATTTTTTGTTACTGTTATATAGCCCCTGTAGCTCAAACGGAAGAGCATATCCTTAGTAAGGGTGAGGTATTGGTTCAACTCCATTTGGGGGCTATTATTTTCTATTTGATTTTTTAAAAGTAAATAGGAAATAATAATGTACGGATGATAATTATATATAACGATGTAGATATAAAGAATAAATAAAATCATGTGGTAGATGGATCAGTATCGTTCTGTAAGAGATTATCCGCTATTAGCAAAAGTAGATGACTTACTTCACGAGATGACAGATGAAGAGCGTCATGGTGCAAACATGGTACTTCATGCTATAAGTTGTCATTTGTTTCAAAAACATTTTGAGGAGAAGACAGAGATTGATATCAAAGCACTTATCAAAACATTTGAAGAATTGGACGAAATTAGCATGGAAATGATATTGGATTAAAATGCGTAAAATAATAAAACGAATACGATAGAAAAAATTCTTATCTGTGATATAGATAAGAATGCCGAAGTATGTGAGAAAAACGAGGAGACGTAATGGTAAAAAGACGCGAAAGCGTGGCGGCGAAAATTCGGTTAAAAATATGTCGATTAGAGAATATAATGATATTTTAATAAGTAAACGAGAACAAATTGATAGATTAATGAAAAATCATGCTGCATTATCCGAAAATGAGCAAAAGAAACAAGATGCGGCGACAGAGGAACAAATACAGGCATTAATATCATCTATAACAAAAATAAGGGAAGAGAGAACAGGTATTACATCATTGCAAAATAGAAAAGCAGAATTGAAAGACTTTATTAATAAACATACTGCAGAGATAGACAATATAAAATCAAGAATAATTGGTATAAAAGAAACTGCTAAGAGTTCGGCCACCGCCACAAATAGAAAACGTGGTGAAAATAATTCATTTTTACAAAAACAATTATTAAATGAAATAACAAGATTAGAATCCAATCCCATCATGGTTGAATACAATGCAAATATTACAGAATTAGAAGAAATAGAAAAAAAATTACGTGCAATAGAATTAAATAATGCAAGAAGACGAAATCTATACAATGTTAAACAAAAATTGGATGCAGAACGTGCTGATCTGCAATCTAAAAAAGAAAATCCTAGCCTACTTACGCGTGCTATGAGATATTTTAGAAAAGATTAATATAATATGGAAATATGTCGATAAAGAGTTTAAAGACGCTTTAACTAAAGTAGAATAGAGCCAGTCGTGGTTCTATTATGGCCTTGTCGCCCAGATGGATAGAGCGTTTCCCTTCTAAGGAAAAGGTCGCGGGTTCGACTCCCGCCAGGGTCTACTGATATTTTATGGAGCATGTCCTACACGCCCCACAAATAGCAACATAGCTCATTTGGAAGAGCGCTAGGCTCATAACCTAGAGGTATGCTGATCGAAACAGTGTGTTGCTACGATATCTTTTTATTATCATGTCAAACAATATAATAAAATAATATCCAATCTAAAGAATAAAAATATGTGATACTAGGTACAATATAAATGGGCTGTGGGTGTGCAAAGAAAAATGGGGCAGGATTATCCCAAATGATGGGAGACTATTCAGCCCCTCAAGACGCATCATCTATGGTAGCAGAAGAATGGGGCCCCATTTTATGGAAATATTTGCACTGTCTTGCAGAGAAAATTGGTACATCTGGAAGCACAATTGTAGATACAGATCAAGCTAATTATATGGAAACAATATTGTCAACGATTCAATTGGTGATTCCATGTACCGTGTGTCAGGCCCATGCAAGTGCATATATTGCTGCAAATCCCATTCCATCATTGAGAGGACTATATGGTGCACAATTACGCGATACTGTTCGTGCATGGCTATTTACATTTCATAATTCAGTTCGATCCTCAAAACAACAAGAAATCATGGTTCGTACAATAGAAGAATGTTCCGCTCTTTATGGAAATTGTCTACTTGCAAAATGTGATTACAATACTTTTATCCAAAATGTAGCATTTGCAGTAAGACAAGGATGGGTTCGTATCGAACATTGGCGTAAATGGTATAGTAATTCAGAACGTCTTCGGATCATTTTAGGAAATATTGTGGTTTAATTCGTATATTGTATTTGATAAGATACACTAGAATCGTATGGATACAACGTGCCTTGTTGGTATACAGCATACGGGAGGATACGTAGAATATATATCCGTTGCATGGAATGGATTAGGAGTTGGTGACATACTATACCATCATTATCATACAAGAGAAAAGGTGCTTGAATTAATTCATCTGGGATCACGCCCCTATTTAGAAGACCCTGAAGAGATTATAGAAGATGATATGGAGGCACCCCAATTAACACCATCTTACCAGTCCTTTTTTAAATTAAAATTAAATCGTCCATCCTATTACTACTTATTTACATTGGATAATGTATGGACTATTTATTCTGTAGAGCATGACCCTCCCGTTCAATTAAAATATATATTTATGTAATGTATTAAGAATACATATCATAAATGAAAGAAAATATGGAATGAGTATTTTACTCTACCACTGGCTCTTCAACTGGAGCGACTGGTTCTTCGACTGGAACAACTGGTTCTTCGACTGGAGCAACTGGCTCTTCGACTGGAACAACTGGTTCTTCGACTGGAGCAACTGGCTCTTCGACTGGAACAACTGGTTCTTCGACAGGAGCAACTGGAACAACTGGCTCTTCGACTGGAGCGACAGGAGCAACTGGCTCTTCAACTGGAGCGACAGGAGCAACTGGTTCTTCGACTGGAGCTACAGGAGCGACTGGTTCTTCGACAGGAGCAACTGGAACAACTGGCTCTTCGACTGGAGCAACTGGTTCTTCGACAGGAGCAACTGGAGCAACTGGTTCTTCGACAGGAGCAACTGGTTCTTCGACAGGAGCGACTGGAACAACTGGCTCTTCGACTGGAGCAACTGGAGCGACTG